ATCTGAGGCCGAAGAAGATCAAGGGAAAGAAATAACAGGAGCAGACCTCACTGACACGAACGCAGTCTCTGAGCAGGATGCAAATGAAAAAGCTAAAATTCAATCCCTTGAAGAAGAAAATAAGAAACTCAAGAGTGCATTACATAGAACATTAGCTGAAAGAGTTGTTGATACTAAGATCGGTCTTGGTTTTGAACTTTCAGATGATCGTGAAAAACTAATTGAAGAATATGCTACAAGAACAGCGTCTTCTTTGGCCGATACCCTTAGAGATCTCGCTAAGACACCAGTAAAATTAGCTAAAAGAATTTCAAATTTCATAGGTATACCACAAGTTACCTCAGAAGCTGAAGTTACAGAAGCTGAAGAAAATGTATTAACAGTTGGCAAAGAAGATGTAGTTGATCAAACTGCGCCAATTGCTGATTCTTTTGAACAAGTTCTAGTCGATGCCCTTATGGGTAGACGTAAACTTTAATATTTAAGGAGATAAAAAATGAGTTTAGCAAAGTTTCGTAAAGTACATAGTAAGACCGGTGCAGGTCGCTTCGTTGTTTCTGAGGGCATTGCCCCCGCAGCATACTTACTGCCACACCCCGGTCTTCCTACCTGGTACTATGACACAGAAGACAATCGTTTCGAGATTGTCATTCCAAAGGGAACCATTCTTTCAGTCGTAGCCGACTCAAACGGTGATGCCCGCGTCGTTCCCGCCAACGGTACAAGCTCAAGCAAGAGCTGGGGCGACAGCATGCCAACCACATGGGATCCATCAAACGGTGCAACCCCAGATTACTCATCTGGTGCAACTGACACAGTTACAGTTCCTGCCCGTTCAATCCCCATCGGTTGCGCACAGTATGATCTCTACAGACCATTTGATAAGGGTACCTCACAGGGTGCAGGATTTATCACTCACGGTTATGTAGAGTATCCAATGGTCAACGGCATCAACGCCGACGTGACAGTTGGTTCAGTAGTTCGTTCCGACGTAATGGGACGTCCAGTATTGGCTGCCGCTGGTGATTTCTACAACAGCAGTGCCGTATACAGCTACTTGCAGGTAGGTAAGGTTGTCGAAGTCGAGAAGTTTGCTACAAACTTCGATGACGGCCTCCTCAGCTACATGCAGCTCCCATCAGATCCGGGTGCGTTGAAGACCGTTTATGAACTTACCAAGGCTGGTCCTAACAATGGTAAGCTCGGTATTCGTTCGAATCTAGATGTAACTAATGTCATTGGTGCATTCCGCGTCAACCTGACACTCTAATAAATAAGAAACAATAACACAGGAGGAATATTCCTAAGATGACTAAGACAATCCAAGAGCTCCTCTCGGGTCTCCCAGCTTGGGAGGCAGCAATGACCGAGGACGGGTATATCGACGCAGACAACAGAGTAACAATTAAGGAAGCTTTTGCATCATCAGACGCAGCAGCACTTTTCCCCAAGGTTCTCTCACGTACGCTCAGAGAAGCAGCAGAGCCACAGCTTTTAGTGACTCCATTGCTTTCCACTGTTCGTCTCGGCAAGGGACGTTCTTTGGAATTCCCGGCTGTCAATGCTATTCAAGCTGCTGAGATCCCAGAAGGACAAGAGTATCCAGAGCAAGCACTCGCCTTTGCAAAGCAGGTAGAGGGCAAGGTTTCAAAGAAGGGCGTTAAGCTTTCCTTTACAGAGGAAGTAATCGCTGACTCACTTTGGGACATTGTTGGTCTACACGTTCGTGCAGCAGGTCGCGCTATGGCTCGTTTAAAGGAGCAAATCGCTCTAAGCCGTTTCAAGGATGCAGCTACCATCGTTTTCGACAACGATGATGCTGGATACGATGACACAACCGGTCTTGATATTAATGGCACCGCCAATAAGACAATCAAGTGGGATGACATCATCGACATGGCTGCCGTTCTCATGGCTGAAAATCACATTCCAACAGACTTTATTCTACACCCCCTCATGTGGTCGATCTTCCTCAAGGATGCTATCTTCCATCACGGTGGCGCAGCATCAGGCGTTGGAACAAGCTGGGGTTACCGTCCTCAGTCTCCAGAGGGTTCATTGAACCAGACTGCTCCCATGGGACTAAACGTTATTGTTTCTCCTTTCGTTAGCTTCACAGCTAAGAGTGGTGCAACAGCAGCTAAGTCAGACCTCTTCCTCATCGACCGGAATGAAGTCGGTACAATTCTTGTCAAGGACGAGATGAGCACCGATCAGTTCGATGATCCAGGTCGTGACATTCGCCAGCTCAAGATGAAAGAGCGTTACGACGTTATCATGTTGGGTGACGGTGAAGGTATCACTGTTGCTAAGAACGTTAGACTCAGCCGTAACTACGAAGTCATGGTTACTAACGAAACAGC